AGCTGCATCTAATTCATAGTATTTTTAGATTGTTCTTTTAACAATTTCTTATCTGGATCTTCGTATTTTTTCATAATTTTCATAGTGTTTTTTTCAATTTCTACTGCTATCTTATCAGAAAAGAATGTTATAGTCAAGCACTAAAAACGTTGATTTTACTGGGTTTTTAAGGAATTTAAGTACATTTTGTCGCACTTTTTATCGTTTATTTGGGAATTTTTCTTTCAAATTACTATAAAACCGTTCTCTACCATTATAACCTATTATTCTAGCTAATTCTTTTCTACCATTCCATATAATAAAAGTTGGTGTTCCTCTAATAGGTTTAATTCTATTTTCTTTGTATGCTTGTTTAAACCAATCAGGTTGATTATATGCATCAATAATAATCAATGGTAATTCTTTATTATCATAATCAATTGCCACTTCTTTCATAAAAGCATTACAATAAGAGCAATACTTACTATGAAACATTAATAACTCTAAAGCATAAATTTTAGTAGTAAAGAACAGAACAAGAACAAATGTTAATAAAAATTTAATCATATATCTATATCATCAAGGTCTAATGTAACACCTTCTAATTCTTCTGGTTTACCTAAAGGATAATCTGGCAATACCCTAAATTCTTCTCTTGTTTCATCATTTTTACAACCTGCAACTAACCAATCCCATTTAAAACCACCATCAATCACAAACTCTTTCATAACTGCATAAGTATTATCATCATTTTTTTTAAGAAGTTCTGCTTTACACTCATCCATAGTTCTATACCAACCTAACATTTGAAAAGTTTGTTGTGTACTAACTGGATCAAGTCCTATAAGGTAAGCTAATATTAATATTTTAAACATTATAATAAATGCTCATATGATTCATATGCTGTATTTAACTGACTATTACATCTTACAAAACTAGCACATTTCGGAATATCCTTTAATCTTATTGCACCAATATAAGTACAACTTGAGCGTATACCTCCTAATAAATCTTCTATTGTATTTTTTACAGGACCTCTATCTGGTATAACAACTGCTCTACCTTCATTACCCCTATATCCTTCTTTACTTTTACCATGCACTTCTCTAGCACGGTCTGAACTACTACCATAAAACTCTCTTTTACCATTTTTCAATTCAATTTCTGATTCATTATGTCCTGCTAACATACCCCCTAGCATTATAAAATGAGCACCTCCACCAAATGCCTTTGCTACATCTCCAGGTTCTACACAACCACCATCAGCCATAATGTGACCACCAACACCATTAGCAGCATCTGCACATTCCATTACTGCTGAAAATTGTGGTACACCTACACCTGCCATTATTCTAGTAGTACACACACTACCTGGTCCTATACCCACTTTTACAATGTCTGCACCTTGAATTATTAACTCTTCCACTAATTCTGCTGTAACTACATTACCTGCAATTATCGTTTTATCTGGAAATTCATCCCTTACTCTTTTTATAAAATCTGCAAATCTAATATGATAACCATTCGCAACATCTACAGTTATAAATTTAACATCTGGAAAACTTTTTAATACTTGTTGCATTATAATATAATCTTTTGCATCTTTTTTAGCACCTACACATACAGATAGATATTTCAATTTGATACCACCACCAACTGCTTGTTTCCATTGTTCCAATGTTGTAGTTTTAGTAATTACAGTCATCATTTTATATTCTTGTAAAACTTTGGCCATTGAAAACGTACCAACACCATCCATATTTGATGCTACTATGGGACAACAATTATATGATTCTTTTGAGTTTCTAAAGGTAAGTGTTCTTATCATTTCAACATCACGCCTACTTGATAGTGTTGAGCGTTTTGGTTTTAATAAAACATCTTTATAATCTAATTTTATTTCATTATCTAATCTCATTATTTTTATGACCTGCTTTCACAATATAATATGAATCCACAATATCAGTAACAGGATTGTTTAATTTAATTTGCTCAAATGCTTTCATTAAATCAACACCTGTATCCCTAACAAATTGTTCATACATTTTTAATTTATCTGCATTGCCCTTACCTGTTGCTTTTTTCTTTATAACTCCAGGGACAATTACTTCAAATTTTTTATTTAATTTATAAAGTTTATGTTTTAATAGCCCCATATTCTCTGCTAAATTAAAAACAAGACCTTTACTTCCATAACTATAACCTTCTATAAAAATATTATTATCAACACCGCCAATATGATCAAGCGCCCAATTTGAAATTTGGTCATGCCGTTCTGTCTGGGAGGTATAGGGTAAATGTAATCCACCTAGTATTTTTCCATTCTCATAAACATTATTATATTTCTTTACACTCGTTAAATAATATATAGTACAATTTTTCCAATCAAACTTTCCATCACATACACAAATAGCAGGAGTAGTTAAACTATAATCAACTCCAACTATTATCTTCTTCATCTTCACTATCATATATTGCTTCATCCTCATCTATCCCCGAAGCAGCTCCACAGAACGGACAAGTATCAGGTTCCACTTCTATGTCTTCCCATTTTATCCAATATTTTGCTTCACAATGCGGACAAGTAAATTTTGTATTATTAGCCATTAAAGTTTAAATGTTTTGAATTGGTCTCTTTTTACATCTTGTTTTATACCACCAACAACATAACTTTCTATTTCAGTTTCTTGTGGTGCATTTTGCATAGACCTACTGTTAAACCAATGTTTAGTCCAAGGTAAAGGATTCATTGTAATAGATTGTTCATACTTAACATTTAATCCTATAGCTCTCATACGTCTATTAGCAATATACTCTACATAGTTATGTAATAATTTTTCTGATAAACCTATCATAGAACCTTTTGAGAATAAATGTGTTGCCCACCGTTTTTCTTCTTGTACAGCTTCATCATATAATTGATATAATTCCTGCTCTGTATCTTTTATAACTTTACTCATTACCCTATCATTTTCAGGACCTCTATAATTATTAATAATTCTTTGAGATATAGCAAGGTGTTGGTTTTCATCCCTAGCAATTAATGATAATATTTTAGCACTACCTTCCATTAATTTAAGTTCACCAAATGCAAACGAACAAGCAAACGATACATAAAATCTTAAACCTTCTAATATATTTACAGTTATCAATGCTAGCCATAATTTCTTCTTTAGTTCATACTCATCAATATCTTTAGAATCCATCTTGTATGCGTATCCTAATGCGATTAAATCATCATATTTTTGAGTTACAGACTTAGCTCTCCTTTGTATTTTCTCATCTTCTATAATTGTGTCAAATACATCACTAGGGTCTGGATATAGATTTTTAATGATATATGTATAACTTCTACTATGAATTGTCTCCATAAAATCCCAAGTAACAATACAACCTTCTAATTCTGGTAAACTTACAAAAGGTAAAAACGCAAGACATGGTCCCCTACCTTGCACACTATCAAGCATTGTTTGATATTTTAAATTAGATGTAAAAATAAACTTTTGGCTTTCAGATAATTCATTATAATCATTTCTATCTTTTTGTAAAGATATTTCTTCTGGCCTCCAAAAATAACCCAACTGTTGCTGTGTTAATTTATCAAAGAAAGGATATTTAAATGTATCATATCTTTGTACAGCTAAATCTTCACCAAAAAACATTGGTTGTTTTGTAGAATCTAAACCTTTTGTTTTATTAAATACTGTTTTCATTATTGTATCGGTTTCTCATATTTAATCTTACTCAACCTCTCACAGGCAGAGCAATCACATTTCTTACAAATCTTATCACCAGTTTTATCATACAATGGTTCAGGACAATGAGCGTCCATACCACAATTTTTACATTTCTCCATTACTTTCTTTCCTTATCTTCATAAAAATAATCATCCGTATCTCCAAATGACCATCTAGCTTCTTGCTCACAATGAAAATATCTTGTAGATACTTTAAAGTCAGGTTTCTTTAATACTTTAGGTGTCAAAGATTGTTCGTACCACAACATACGATTATTAGGTTGAGCAAAAAATTGCCCATTTTCAAGTTTACCAAAGTTAAACTGTTTATGTTCAGACGGCACCTCAGCAACTCCACTATTTATCATATTTGGATTACTATGGCAACTATCTATAGTAAACATATAATTTCCTTTCATTCTTTGTCCACCTTTTAACCATATCTCAACATCACAATTCTTTAATAATTGCTTATACCAAATTTGTATATCATAACTAAAACAATCCCATAATTCTATTATATCTAAAGGTAATTGCTCTTCTTTTTTAATATCTTTTTTCCATACCAATGCACTTAAAGGAAGCTTATCAAAACAAGCTCCATATTCAGGTAAATATGCTTCAAAATATAATGCTCTACCTTGTAAAGATTTTACAGCAATTAAAACACATTCAACCAAATCACCATACCCTTTTCCTAAATCATAAAGATATTCCTTTTTAATCCAACATTGTATATATGGTATATTTGCTACAAAATTCATTTAAATTTTACAAGGATCACAATCCTCATCCTCTACCTTCTTTGGTTCTTCCTCATAAGTCATTGGATGAGCAGGCTCATCTACATCCTTCTTACTATCATATGTATTTTGATAATAAGAAGTTTTCCATCCTAATCTATATGTATTTAATAAGTCATTGGCCATTACTGATAATGGCACTTTACCATCTTCAAAATGTTCAGGATTATATGACCAATTAGCTGAAATAGCTTGGTCAAAATATTTTTGCATTACTGCTAC